CTCTTGAAAAGCCAAAACCAAAATCTAAGCCCAAAAAGGTAAAACTCAATGGCGATAACTCTTGATGCTACTGTTGGTGGGGCTAATGCCAACACTTATATAACTCTTGCTGATGCAAACACATTTATTGAGGGTTTAGTTCTCAGTGATGATGCTGCGGCATGGGACGGCTCAAGCAACGACAATAAAAATCGAGCATTGTTTACTGCTGCACAACGCATTGATAGAGAAAAGTTTTTAGGAGCTAGGGTCAGTGACACACAGGCTCTTGAGTGGCCTAGATCAGGAGTAAGGAAACCTGACACATATACCAACTTGTATGGTTTAAGCTTTCCAAATAGATTAGTTGCTGATTATTACCTTGATACTGAAATCCCAGACAGGGTAAAACACGCACAGGTTA